GGTCACGCTATCGCGCAAGTGCCCCCGGTCCACCAGGGTCTGGCCGCCCTCGGCCAGGGCGCGTACCGACGGCGGCCACGGACTGCCGTCCGGATCCTGGCCGACCTCGAACCGATGGCGGACCGACGTCTGCATCATCATGCCGACGCTTTCCATCGCCGGCGTCAGGTCGCCGGCGCGCGCCACGATGGCGTCGATCCCGCGTGCGGCGATGTCGGCGCCGGTGACCTGGATGGAGACACCGTCCATGGTCACAGCCCCCGCAGCGTGTCGCGGCTGAACAGCCGCTCGGGCATCGACACGATGGCCGCACCCGACGACGGGGCGCCAGCGGCATCGAGCGGCGTCTGGCCGGTCCGGCCGGCCACGACATCGCGCAGATATCGGATCGCGTCCTGATAGTCCCGGCCCGCGCGGCCGTCCGGGGCCGCCCGTGTGGACATCCGGTACCGCGCGATGGTGATGCACAACGACCGCGCCAACCCGGCGTCCAGGCTGTACCGCCCGCCCAGATACCCGTCGATCTCCTCCGACGCGCGGGCCAGCGCCGCATCCAGCGCCGCCGCATCCACGCCGCCGCCATCGGCGGGCGCGAGGTCCTCGGCCTCGTGCTCGCCGATGGTCGCGATCATCTCGGATGCGGTGGCATAGGGCATGATGGGCTCCGGTCAGGAACCCCCGGGCGGCGCGACCGCCGCCCGGGGGTCGGGGTCAGGCGCCGACGGGCGCGGCGGACCGGCCCTCGTCATTGGACAGCGGAATGGTGCGGATGGTGGCACCGGTGGCGCCCATCACGTAGACGATGCCGTCCGCCATCTCGCGGCAGACACAGCCGTCGGCGTACGCTCGCACGACCACGGCATCGCCGGTCTTCAGGGGGCCGACGACGTGCGAGGCGGCAAACGTTTCGATGGGGTCAGCCGCCGGGTACCAGTTCACATAGACAGGGTATTGCGCGATCGGATGAGACATAGACCTGTTTCCTCCTGCTTCTGATGATCCCCGCCGGGGCGCCATGCCCCGGCGGGGGTGCCGGCGTCCGCCCGCCGGCGAGCCTACTCCCCGCGCTCCCCCGACCGGCGCCTGTCTCGGCCGGCCGGGATCGACACCCGGGTTTCGCGTGGGATCACTTCGCCGGCGGTTTTTCCTTCTTGGCCAGCGGGACGTCCTCGACGGTCAGCTCGGGTTCAGCCCGCAGCGCCGCGACCTGCGCGTCGGTCAGGGCTCCGTCGGGAATAGTCACCGGCTCGGCCGGCCAATGGCGGCCGGCGCGGCGGATGGGATGGCGGGCGGTCACGCGGATGGGCATGGCGTCGCCTCCGATCAGGCCAGCCAGGGCACAACGGCCACCTGGACCAGGCCCTTGTTCACGTTGGTGGCACCGGAGGCCAGACGCTCGGCCGTCACGATCTCCGCCGCCTCTTCCCGCAGCGACGGCGGCACAACCAGATGTGTCGGCACGACGCCAAGCGGTCGGCCGTGGTCGCCGGTGCGCCCCATCATGGCGTTGTAGGCGGCGTTGAAATTGGTGGCGTTCAGGGTGTCCTTGGATCCGAACGCGAGTTGCCACAGCGAGTAGCCGACGTTCAGGCGGGCATCGACCCCATAGACGAACGACTTGCGCATGAAGACGCGCTCGCTGTCCGGCGAGGTCATGGCCTGGAAGTCGTAGTTCTTGCGCTTCTGCAGGATGATCGGCTTCAGCGCCCGGCTCAAGCTCAGGAGATACCAGGGGGCGCCGGCGCCGGCCTGGACGTTGGACTGGCTTTCGGTCACGCCATCCGCCCCGATCACCGGGTGGTCACTGTCGAAAAAGTACTGACCGTCATACCCCTTGGCCGTGAAGCCGTCCTTCAGCGCCCCGAACACCATCTGGTTGGGGTGCGCGGCCGAGGCCTCGCCCATCGCCTGGAACATGGGAGCGTAGACGCCGAGACGGTCATCATCGATGTCATCCTTATCGACCTCGACCGTCATCTCGAAGCTTTTGTTGCGGATGCTGTAGCCATGCAGCGCCAGACCGTGCAGCACACGGTCCCCGACCCATTCCCGCATGTTGGGCAACTTGCCCAGCCAGCCGTATTCTTCTTCCTTCGTGGTCGACGGAACTTCGGTGACGTAGGGCTGATACATGGCTTCCTGCATTCCCAGGCCCTGCTGGAAATGCGTTTTGAAGCCGGTGTAGAGGGCGGTCAGAGCGCCCTGATTGATGATCATGGTCCGTCGTCCTCCTAGACCTCGACCCAGACGCCCTGGGCGTCCACGTCACGGATGGTTCCGCAGGCGCTGCGGGTGCTGGTGCCGTCGGTCGCGGCGACGGTCTGGTCATCGACGGCATAGGCCGGCGATCCGATGTGCGCCCGGGTGACCTCGTCGCCGCCGCTGGAATTGGCCCAGCGGAAGCACCCGCGCTCGATGCGCACCGTCACGTCGCCATCGGCGGCACCGCCGGTGACAGCCTCGGCGGCGCGACCGCGCGGCGTCAGGGTGGTGGCGGTGGCGGCCGGCAGGGCGTAGCCGTGGACATCCAGCATCGTCATCGCGCCGGCATGGATGACGGCGGATGCCTTCACGGGGTCATCGAACGTCGTGACCTCGCGCCGGGGCGTGTCGCGATCAGCGGTCAGGGCGGCCATGGATCACGCCTCCTTCGTCGGCGCGGCGGGCGTGCCGTCGCGGGTGGCGATGTACTGGGCGTCGGTCAGACCGAGCTGCCGGCAGGTGGCGTGCTCCTCGTCAGACAGCGCCCCGGCGCCGGCGGTCTGCGCGGGCGGGGTCTTACCGCCGAGGCCGTCGGCGACCACCTTGGGCGCGGCCTGGACGTAGGTCTCAAATGCCGCGAGCCCCTCGGCCGTGCGACAGGTGGCGCGGTGATAGCCCTCGCTGGCTGGCGTGATTTTTTTCGCCTCCAGCGCGCCCTTGATGGCCGCGTCCACCTTAGCCTGATGGCCGGCGACCTCCAGGTCAGCCAGCTTCTTCTCGGCCGCCGTCGCGCGCGCCTCCAGCGCATCATGATCCGCACGCGGCACGAAGCGCTCCAGCGGCGGCTGTTCGGCGGCAGCGGTGGCGCGCGCCTCGCGGTCCTTCATGTCGCGGATGGCGCCGAGCACTTGCGTCTCGTTGGCACCGTCCGTCAGGCCCAGCGCCTGCGTGACGCTGGCCGGGATGACATCGGTCATGGGGTCGGGATCCTCCTGTCGGGCCAGGGCTGGCATCTGGAAGTTGGGGAAGTGCACGAGACCCGCCCCGACGATCCGCTTGATCCGTCGGGACTGCTTCTCGAAGTCGAAGGCGGGGGACAGGTAGCGATAGGCGCGGCCGGCGACGTCGCGCGCCCCCTCGGCCGTCCAGGACACGCGGCCCCAGATGGAACCGTCCGGCCGGCGCTCGACGTCCTGGACCCATCCGGCCGCCGGCGTGCGCTCGCCGGCACGGCCGCGCGTCTCCGACGCGTGCTCCCAGTCGATGACCAGGTCACGGGCCAGCGCGCGGGTCTCGGCGACCACGGCATCGGGATCCGGATTGGCCCAGCGGCGTCCATCGCGGGCGTCGAGTTGGGCGCCCGCCGGCAGCAGCATGATCCACTCGGGCGCGGCCCCGTCCTCGGCCGGGGCGGGCAGCTCCAGGCACAGGGCGCGCCCGACCGCCTCGGGGCGGCTGGCGACAGGGGTGGCGCCGTCGGTGTGGGTGAGTGCGTCGGTCATGGCGACACCGTGCCACGCCGGATCCATGCGCGCGCCCGGACGGATGTCCGGCCGGGCGCCATGGTGGGGGACAGAGCGGCACAGGGCCGGAGATATGCGGGGGCGTCGGTCATGGGGCGATCATGCCGCCCCGGATCATGCCGGACTGCCCGGAAGGACTTCCGGGGCACGGGCCGTGTCAGGCGAGACCAACCCCGGCAGGATGCGCCGCGACGGCGCGGTGGTCAATGTGGTGAGGTTTTGGTTCGATCGCGGCTTCGCCGCTCCGGCCCTTCGGGCCGCCGGGCCAGTCGGCCCGGCTGTCCGCTGTCGCGGACGGGGCACCGTAAACGGCCACAGGAGGGTCGTTTAAATCGGAATTTAAACGCCATCTCCGGTGCCATCGGCCCGTGGGGCCGGATCGGCGCTTGCGCGCCTGTGCGGGCCTCCCTGGGCCGATCCCGCATACGGGCCACCATACGGCCACGTCAGCCCCACACAGCCCGATGGCCCGACCACGGCCGGGGCGGGCACGTGGCCCCCTCTTACGGTCTCTTATGGGCCTCTTAATTTTTGACGTCACATGCGCTATGATCTCTTGGTCGCGAGGCGTCGCGACAACCGGGAAATCGCCGGTCCGGTTGGGCGCGCCCGTCATGGGCTGGCTCTCACGGGGAGGGTGGCGTACCCCCCGGCGCCTCGCGATCCGATCCCTCTCCGATCTGGCCTTCCAGCACCTCGTAACGGCGCTCACCGTCGGGCCGTCGTTCCTGAAGGTCTCTGGGCTGGACCAGCCCTCCCGAGCGGATGGCGTTGAGCGCGCCCTTCTCCCGCGATCCGTCGGCCTGCCGGATCGTGGTACGCCAGTCGATCCGCACCACCATCTTCCCGAGCCGACCGGCCACGTCGGCCGGCTCGAACACGTACAGCAGCGCCGGGTCCGAGTGGTCGTACAGCACAGCCTGGGGGGTGGCGACGATATCCACGATGCGGCGCACCTCCTCGACCGCCAGCGCCGATCCACGCGCCGCCTTGGCGTCCCGCAGCATGTGCCAGATCACCGCATCATCCAGGTGGATCGCCGGGGTCTCCGGCGCCCGGCCCATCTCCATCAGGCGCCGCGCCACCCGCGCGCTCATGGCGCCCACCACGCGGCGCTCGCCGCGCGCCCGGCCACGCGCCGCCACCTCGTCCACCCATCCCGCCACACTGTCGGACAGGGCCGCTCGGACATGGCGCCCGGTGACGGCCGCCAGCGCCGCCGCGTCGGGCGGAAGGGTCGCCCAGCGCGCGGCGGCCTGGCGCGCCAGGGTCTCGACCCGGGCCAGCCCGGCGTTGGAATGCCAGCCCGGATCCACGCCCTCCGGCACCATGGTGATCTCGCCGGTACGCCAGTTCTCGAACGGCCGCTCGTTCAGCGGCGGCACCTGATCGTCCGGCGTCGGCGTGTAGCCGTAGCGCTGCAGGTCCCGTTCCGTCAGCGCCATCACGGTGCAGCGGCAGTGCCAGCCGTTGGGCGGATACAGCGTGCGCCAGATCGGATCGTCCGCCGGCCGGATCAGGCCGTGCCATCGCCGGTGTTTTTCGCGTGTGCGCTCGTCCTTGACGGCGACATATCGCAGGTACAGGGTCCGGCCGCGCGAGCGCTCCCGTTCCATGGCGCGCTCAATCTGGTCCCAGTGGCCCGCAGCCCGGGCAGATCGCATGTTTGCGTCATAG